CTACGGTATGTGCTAAGGCAAATTTACATTATGGCACATTTTTAAGGAGAAAAACATCATGGCTACATTGGCTGAAATTCGTGCAAAACTAAACGCTCAAGAGAACCGCACAGGTTCAAATCAAGGTGGTGGCGACAATGCCATCTTCGCTCACTGGAACATCCCAGAGGGCACAACTTCCCGAATCCGTTTCCTACCTGACGCTAACACAAAGAATGACTTCTTCTGGGTTGAGCGAGCAATGATTCGTTTACCATTTAACGGTATCAAAGGCGACGTAAACAGTAAACCACAAATCGTACAAGTACCCTGCATGGAAATGTATGGCGAAGCATGTCCTATTCTTGCTGAAGTGCGTACATGGTTTAAAGATTCTTCGCTAGAAGAAATGGGTCGTAAATACTGGAAGAAACGTAGTTATCTGTTCCAAGGCTTCGTTCGCGAAAGCTCGCTAGCAGACGACAACCAACCAGAGAATCCAATCCGCCGATTCATTATTAGTCCGCAGATCTTTAACATTGTTAAAGCCGCACTAATGGATCCAGAGATGGAAGAACTGCCAACCGATTTTGAACGTGGGTTGGACTTTAACGTAGTTAAAACCAGCAAAGGTGGCTACGCTGATTACAGCACATCTAAGTACTCTCGTAAGGAGTCTGCATTGGCCGCAACAGAACGTGCGGCAATTGAGCAGTATGGGCTGTTTAACCTAAGTGACTTCTTGCCTAAGAAACCAGGCGAAGTTGAACTCCAAGTTCTTAAAGAAATGTTTGAAGCATCTGTTGATGGTCAGGCATACGATCCAGATCGTTGGGCAAATTATTTTAAGCCTAGCGGTTTCACCGGTGGTGGTAGCAACGCATCCAGTGCAAGTGCGCCAGCACAAGCATCTGCTCCAGCACCAAAGCCTGCTCCTGCACCAGCATCTGCTCCGTTTGATACGGACGAAGATGAAGCAGAAGCATCCTCTCCTGTGGTATCGAAGCCAGCCGCGTCTGGCACTAAAAATGCCGAAGATATTTTGGCAATGATTCGTAGTCGACAAAAGTAAGGCAATTAAGGTACTGGGTTCTTCCCAGTACCTTTCTTTCTTAGCCACTAGACAAATACTAATAACTAGTATAATATGTAAACATCGAGAGGAAATATCATGGCAAAACTATCTAAATTAACAAAAGTAAATGACAGTTTCACCGTCAATCGTTACGACAACGGTTGGATGATTGAAGTTGCTGGGCGCAATAAAAGCGACGATTGGGTAAGTGCAAAAATTATGTGTGCTACCGAAGATGAGCTTATTGAAATTATCAAAGAATATAACGGTATGGAGGTCAACGACTAATGGCTAAACCGTTTGACGTATCAAAGTTTCGTAAAAGTATTACGAAATCAATCGAAGGCCTATCCATTGGCTTCAATGACCCAGACACTTGGGTTAGCACAAACAACTACGCACTAAACTATCTTATCAGCGGCGACTTTAATAAAGGTGTGCCAATGGGTAAGGTTACAGTTTTTGCAGGTGAGTCTGGTGCAGGTAAGTCATTTATCTGTTCTGGTAACTTAGTTAAGAACGCACAACAACAAGGCATTTATGTTATCCTAGTAGATACTGAAAATGCACTTGATGAAGCATGGCTACATGCACTTGGCGTTGACACCGACGAAAGCAAGTTGCTAAAACTAAACATGGCAATGATTGATGACGTTGCCAAAATGATTACAGACTTTGTTAAAGAATACAAAGCACTACCTGAGGACGAGCGTCCAAAGGTAATGTTTGTTATCGACTCGCTAGGTATGTTGCTAACACCCACAGACGTTAACCAGTTCCAAGCAGGTGACTTAAAAGGTGACATGGGTCGTAAGCCTAAAGCACTTGCCGCACTTGTTCGTAACTGTGTAAACATGTTTGGTGATTTGAACATTGGTATGGTTGTAACTAACCACACTTATGCTTCGCAAGACATGTTTGATCCCGACGACAAGATCTCAGGTGGGCAAGGCTTTATCTATGCAAGTTCAATCGTGGTTGCAATGAAAAAGTTGAAACTAAAAGAAGACGAGGACGGCAACAAGATTTCAGAAGTTAAGGGTATTCGTGCCGCTTGTAAGATTATGAAAACACGCTATGCAAAACCGTTTGAAAGTGTGCAAGTAAAGATTCCTTACGAAACGGGTATGAATCCTTACTCAGGTCTAGTAGATTTACTTGAAAGCAAGGGTTTACTAGCAAAAGAAGGCAACAGTCTTAAATACACACTAACTGACGGCGCTGAAATTAAACAGTTCCGTAAGGCGTGGGAACGCAACGATAACGAAAGCCTTGATCGAGTAATGAAAGATATCGAGGCTAACCCTCATAAATTTGACAAAAAAATGTCACTAGATGAGGAACCTGCTACTGCCGAAGAAGCAGTGGAATAACCTCTGGAAAGGAAATTTCATGGAACAAATCGACAATCTAATTGCAACATACAAAATCCTTATGGAGTATGTTCCTAGCAAGGATGCACAAGGTGCCGCAGATCATTTAATGAGTGTTCTAATTGAACAACTCGACGAAGAAGAAATGAATGAGCTGGTAGCGAACAGCGACGGCTACCTAAAGCGAGCACACAAAGAATACGAAGTCGAAGATGACGGCGACGAAGAAGAAGGATATTACGATGACTGATATTAACGATATCATTGAGCGAGCAAAGAAACTACAAGAGTTCACAGTTACATATAACGTACCAGCAGAATTTCGCTTTAAGGGCGAAGTTCCGTTTTCGTTAGTTATTAGTGAAGGTGTTGCAACGTGTAGTAAAGTGCTAGCACTTACCTACGAAGAAGCAGAAGAACAAGTAGCCAATTTTTTTAGCCATTCAACTGATACAGGCATTTAATGTGGTATAATAAAATTGTCGCGGACTTAGGAAACTTGCCCGACTTTATTACCTATTATGAAAACGAAATAGGCTCTGCTAAAGGCGATATTCGTATTACAGGTAATGTAGAGCGTAACCTTAAGGAAATGCCCGGCATTACCGAGCACCGCTTTAACCAATTACAAGAGATTGAAGCGGTGCTTGAATACTTGAATATTCAATTGCGTAAAATACGTAGAGCCCACTTTCAAAAGTACTTAGAAAAATACAATCGTGCATTATCTAGTAGGGATGCAGAAAAGTATGTCGATGGCGAAGACGAAGTTATCGACATGGAAACACTAATCAACGAAGTGAGTCTGTTGAGAAATCGATGGCTTGGAATACACAAAGGTCTTGACAATAAACAATGGATGTTAGGTCATATTGTTAAACTTAGGACCGCAGGAATGGAAGATGTTACAGTATAACGTCGATGACGTTGAATATCTATTAGAACAATGGACACAATTAAAAACCTGCTCAAAGGTTAATAATTTTAAATCTGCTCTAGAGTGTCAGCGCCACAAAGATACAATTGATAAGTTAGCACATACGCTACGTCAACTAGTATTTGATGACGCTGATCCTACGGCTATAAGTAAAATGTGTTCAGAGTTTAAAGACCTTACAAACGAATACAGCAAACTAATTACAATTGAGATTCTAAAAAATGGACCAGTTTTCAAGTCAGTATCAAAGTCATCTACATAGTTTAAAAACACTAAACTTGCTCTATGAGTACGATAGTTTTTTAGACAGTATTAAAACCGTAGCCGACATGGGCTGTGGAGCAGGATACGATACCAAATGGTGGAGTGAATTGCAAACAAGAGATGATCCGCCCGAGCCACGAGACATTTGGGTTTATGCAGTTGACCGCGAAGACAAAATCGAATCAGATAATATCAAAGGCACCCGTGTTAAAAAAATCATTGCTGACTTTGAAGAACGTTGCTTGCCTACGCAAGTTGATTTGATCTGGAGTCATAACAGTTTTCAATACGTTCTTGATCCATTAAAGACATTAAGCAATTGGAATTCAATGATGGTCCCGGACGGGATGATGATTTTAAGTTTCCCGCAGTTGTCTAGTTATGTTAACAACCATTTATTGAATCGTGCGTACTCAGGATCTTACTTTAACTATAATATTGTAAATTTAATGTATCTTTTAGCAGTCAATGGATTTGACTGCAACGATGCTTACTTTTACAGAGACCCTAAAGAAAAGAATCCTTGGATTCATGCCGCAGTTTACAAATCATGCGAACCAATGGATCCAAGAACTACCACTCTCTGGGACTTGGCAGATAAAGATCTGCTAAACCCCAGTGCAAAACAATGTCTAGAAAGACATGGCCATTTGTTGCAAGAAGAAATTTTAACAACTTGGTTTGATAAGGACTTTTACAGAGTAGTATGAAAATTGCATTAGTTACCGGCGGCTTTGATCCTATTCATTCAGGGCACTTAGCATTAATTGATGATGCACGACAATATGCTGACCAAGTATGGGTTGGTATTAACAGCGACGCTTGGTTAGAGCGTAAAAAAGGTTTTTGTTTTATGCCCGCTGGTGAGCGCAGAGCAATACTAGAAGCGTTGCGTGGTGTTGACCGTGTAATTGAATGGGACGACGAAGATAATACAGCCAGTGGTGCAATTTTAGAATCTATCAAACAGGGTGCGGAGCATGTAGTATTTTGCAATGGCGGCGATCGTAGCAGTATCGATCGCTTACCTAAGGCAGAGCAGTTTTGGGCACAACATCCGCAAGTTACTTTTGAATTTGGTGTGGGCGGATCAGATAAGAAGAACTCTAGTAGCAGTATCACTGAAAACTTTAAAGCACCTAAGACTGAGCGCACATGGGGATATTACCGTGTACTGTATGAAGCACCGGGTGTAAAGGTAAAAGAGTTAACAGTGAATCCGGGCGCAAGTTTAAGTATGCAGAAGCATTTTAAACGTAGCGAATTTTGGTTGATTACGTCAGGTATGTGTGTAATTAATACTGCCGACAAAGACAGAGAACCGCAACTGATTACAAAGCATCAGAGCACATATATTCCGGTAACTATGTGGCATCAAATAGTCAATCCGTTCCCGGAACCATGCTGTATTGTTGAAATACAATATGGTGCGGAAACGATCGAAACTGATATTGAGCGTTGGGAAAGTTAATTACGGATGCACTTCTTGTGCTTCTGCAATACATTCACGTTCACATTCGCCGGTTGCAATTTTCTTGGCCAAATCATAATAACCGTGATTGGCTAAATGCGCGGCAGCACGAGCTCTACCAACTGATTCAAAAAAGTTAATTAAGGCTTGTAACATTTCAAACTCCTGTGTAGGGCTTTTTGCCCTGTTTTAACATGTGATACGCATGTTGCCAGTCTTTCTTATACTCAGACTTAGCCCAGCGCAGAATCTCTTTGTCGTGCTGAGATTCAATAATCAAATTACGTAGTTTATTAACAAGTAGATCAAATAGCATCATAGGTCCCAATATCCTCTGAAACCGTATTCTTTAATCATTTTGTTAACGTGACGCTGACGTGACTCGATCAGATCAATAAAGACTTGTTTGAAATAGTTTTTAATCTTAGTGGCCATAACCGCGACCTCCTGTGCGATCAAACACTCGTGCCCAGTGTTCTACTTCGGCTACGCTAGATGGGTTACGGCTAATAATGAATTTTTCAATATCGGATTGATATTTGTTAGTATGTGCAACTCTTTGTAAGAGTTCTTTTAGTTTTTTTAACATTGTGTGTTCTCCAGTGTATGTTTGTGTGTTAAAACTTCTGCATTGTGTCCAATACAGAAAGTATTTATGTTCTCTCAGTAGAAACCATGAGAAACTAATGTGGCAAACAGGTTGACATTATTCCAAAATGTTGCTATAATAAATGCTTATTGTTAATACAGGGAAAGGAACTATATGGCCAATGGGTTTGTATTAGTTACTTTGATTGCTGGAAACATAGTTAGCCAGGTAAATTTTAATACCTTGGATGAATGTGCAGAAACTAAGCGGCGTCTAATAGAGCAGAACACTCATACTGTTGAAATGGCTTGTATTGCAAGCAACCAACACTTAACGCCCGACGAAGTATCTGCTATGTTAGCCAGTATGATGAAGCAAATGAATGATCTTATATTAAAAGCCAAATCAGACAATACTAAATAATGTTGTTATAATAAACGGAGCGTGGGCCGGATGGTAAGGCAGCGGATTGCTAATCCGTACAACGTGTTAAAGCGTTGACAGGGTTCGACTCCCTGACGCTCCGCCAATACATTTTTTTCAACAACAAGGTATATGAGTAATTATTTTGGTTATCATTTAATGTTAGATTGTTCCGGGTGCGAAAACATAGATAGTCGCGATAACATTTACAATTTTGTTAAAGAATTGGTAAAGCGAATTGACATGACAGCGCACGGTGAGCCAATTATCGAGTATCTGTTACCCGGTGATCCTAAACAAGGGTTTAGCCTAATGCAGTTAATTACAACAAGCAACATCAGTGGGCACTTCATGGAACTAGATGGAACAGCATATTTTGATATTTTCAGTTGTAAAACTTTTGACATCGAAGATGCCAAAAATGTCGTTAAC